TATTTTACTACTCCAACTGGCAGCTTATTTACTACAAATGACAGTCTTTGGGTAGAGTACCAAATAGGTTATACAGTTCCTATCGCTGATACCCCAACCGTAGTTAGAGTTACTGATGGTGAATTACCGCCAGGATTGGAAATAAATGAAGTGGGAATTATAAGAGGTTATCCTGAGCCACCAGTTAACGAATTAGGTGATCCTATTATACAGACATATTATTTTACCCTTCAGCTTTATTCGGAGTATGGTGGAAAATCTAATAGTTACGCAATAACTGTAGTGAATCAACATACACCTGTTAGTGACGGTGGTCCTGGATATGCAGATAATACTAGAGTTCCTACAATTTTAAATACAAGACCTCTTACATTTATAATAAGTCCTACCGATCCTTATTATGCATATTATCTTGTACCGCCTCCTGAAAGTGCAACTTTTACCACTGCACCTAGTGCCAATGCATTTATAGGAACATTACAAAGTGGTAATCAATTTACGTTTAAAATAAATGGTTATGACTTTGATGGTAATGCTTTAAGTTATACCTTCAGTGGATTACCCGCAGGATTAACAGGTGATGGTGCTACCGGTTGGGTTACTGGTACTCCAAATATTTCTAGTCCGGGTCTTAGTAGCTATTCTTTTAGTGCAACAACATATAAAACAGCAAATTCTTCTATTCATAGTGCTTCGTTTCATTTTTCTTATTATGTTTCTAACAACATTAGCCCTATCATTACATGGATCACCCCAACTGATTTGGGAACAATATATAACGGTACTGTAAGTACTAAAAAAGTTAGTGCGCTAGCTGATGCGGCATTGGTATATACAATAACATCGGGTGCATTACCCCCAAATCTTACATTGTCTACTACTGGTGAAATAATAGGAACAGTAGCTGATCAACCAACTAATACATTGCTAGCGGTAGGTGATTCAACTGAATTTACATTTACTATACGAGCCCAATCTCCAACGTATCCAATAATAACAGCTACTAAAACATTTGTATTAACTGTATACCAAGAATTTGATCAACCTACGGATACATTGTATATTAAAGCAATGCCTAGTGTACAAGATCGTAATATTATTAATTTATTATTACAAAATGATACTCTAATACCACCTGATTATATTTATAGAATTGAAGATCCTAATTTTGGAAAAGCAAGTTCTGTAATTTATGAACATGCATATGGTATATTTGCAAGTGATATTGAACAATATTTAGCAGCAATTACTAGAAATCATTATTGGAGATTTTTAACATTGGGGCAAATAAAAACTGCTGTGGCTAATGATGAATACGGGGATCCATTGTATGAAGTAGTATACAGTGAAATTATTGATAATCTAGTAAATCCACAAGGGGTAAGTGTTAGTAATAGAATATATTGGCCAAGACCTATAAGATTAAATAATGGTGGATTCGCTAGAATTTTGTATCCCAATTCATTAGTTGACATGAGAACCAGAGTTGCGGACGTATTGGGACAGACAGAAAATGGAGCACTTCTTCCTCTTTGGATGACTTCACAACAACCTAATGGTAGTATTTTAGGATATACTCAAGCTTGGGTAATATGTTATACCAAACCCGGTTACTCATCTGAAATAGTAACTAATATAGAAAGATTCTATCCATATACACTCAACCAAATTACATTTGAAATTGATAGATTTTCTGTTAACAAATCTATTACATACGACTATGATACAACAGTTACTCCTAATGTATGGACATCACTGCCTAGTGCTACTCCTACACCGGTTCCATTGGATAGCGAAGATTTCTATGCTCTGTTTCCTAGAAAAACAATTATACCAGATGAACCTCAATACTAAATACATTATGGGATATAAATATGAGTCAAATTAATACTAGTGGAATAAATGTAAACTACCCTGTTCCAGGGGTCAATAATAATTCTCAAGGATTTAGAGATAATTTCGCGGCTATCAAAAACAATTTAAATGTTTCTGCCACTGAAATCACAGACCTTCAGAATAAAGCATTGCTTAAATCAGCGTTGGATAACACTGTTTTAGATAATAATATGGCAAATACTTTGATAAGTAATGCCTCTACTCGCGGATTTAGAGCAACTACATATAATTTAGGTAATGCGTTATCAGGCACAGTAGTAGTAAATTCATCATTGGGTGACGTACAATACGGTACAATTATTGCCAACACCACATTTCAATTTAGTGGATGGGCTCCTACCGGAACACAAAGCAATGTACAACTGCAATTATCAATTAGCAATGCCAATGCGGTTATTAGTTTTCCTAGCCAAGTGGTATTTGCAAATAATAACTTTGGTATAACTACGGTGGAAAATTTTGCTAATATAGCAAATACACCTACAATTACAGCACCATATGATGTTACTCAATTGGATTACCGGTTAAGTACACTGGATTGTGGTAACTCAATAACTATCGAACCATATAATAGACCTAGGCAATCTACACAGATTCAAACAAGAACTCCTGCAACTACCGGCAGTGCGGGTGATACCTCAGGAGCGGTATGTGTAGACCCTTCGGTAAATCAACTTGTAATTTCAAATACCGCAGTAACTACCAATTTAATTACAACTACGGGAGATACTTCTCAACTTTATTTGGATATGCCAGTTGTGTTTACTGGTAATACTTTTGGAAACATTTCAGCAGGTACCGCGTATTACGTAAAAACTATTAACTCTTCTAATACTTTTACAGTAACTGCAACACCCGGTGGTTCTGCTTTTACTGTGTCTACTAGTTCAGGTAATATGAACGCCAATCCAGTTACATATATGTATGTAAGCACCGACAGTTACAATGCAGTAACAGTTGGTCCAAAAATAGCAAGTAGTACCACAGTAACAACTAATGTAATTACATTAAATAATACTACGGATTTGGTAGTAAACGCCCCGATAGTGTTTACTGGAAATACATTTGGTGGTATTACAGCAAACAATATATATTATATCAAGAGTATAAATAGTCCAAATATTACAGTAAGTCAAACTAGATATAATGGAGTTGCAGCCAGTGCTGTGGTTTTATCTACTGCTATCGGTACAATGTCAGCTACTAGTTATGTTGGATCGGATATTTGGAAAAGAGTTCCATTAAATGCATGGTGATAAATAATTAGGATGGAACATCCTTTTATATCTAGCCTATCTGATAAATCAGTTGAAGAACTGCAAAATACTATTTCTAGTTTAACTAATAAGTTAACCTTCGCTCATAGAACAGGTAATCGTGCATTGATTAACCAACTTAATATGGCTATGGAAAGTTACAAAAAAGAATACTCTAAGAAAATGGACGATATGGTTAAGAAAAAAGATTTAGAAAATAAAATTAATATACAAAAAGAAAAATGAGTGTTAAATTAGAAAAAAGTTTTTCTTTTCAAGCTGGAGTACACTTCCAAGATAAATTTTTAATGAATTTGTACGACTTTACTCTATCTATGGAAGTAGTAACCGACTGTATACTAGAGCAAAATATTGCAATGGAAAGAATCAAATACTTTTTATTTGAGTGTTTAGAGAATTCAATCTTTGTAAGTCAAGAAGAAAAAAAGGTAATAGACAATTATTCGGCTGCTGGAATTAAAGTTTGCACATTGCCAAATGAACCCTATGATCAAATTATTGCAACGGTATTATTACTTAAATTAAAGGCAATAACTGAAAACAAATTGCTAATCACAGACATATATCTTGTTAGTAAACTAAGTGATGACGTTAAATTTTGGTTGGAGATTGATGATATAGAAAGTGTATATGAAAATGAGGGTTGGTGGAACAAGACATCTACCTGTATTACCGATGCTCCAAAACTCAACAAAAAAGAAAAAATTCTCAAGTTGTTTAATAATAATGAATGGAATGACGTTGGGTTGCATTGGAAAACCAAACCTACTTCAGCCGAAGTGACTTTTATTCACGATTTGACCGAAAAGTAAATAAAACAGTTGACTTTTATTATTGAGCATAGTACAATCTCTGTATGAGAGTTGATAAATATGGACAAATGATATTTACAGAAGATGACCTCTGTAGCTATTATCTAAGTAATAATGAAAAGCCGATTAAATCAGCACTAGTTGAAACGGACATCAAGTTTGACCAAAATTTACTTTTAGAAAATATTCCAATTTTAAAAAAATATCAGGAGTTAAAGCTCTCTATTCAGGAATATGACACTAATCTTCAAAATAATTGGTTTATGCCTAGTGAATACTATTCAATGGATATTGCACATTGGGTATTAGATCAATGTAAAACCGACACTGAATTACAAAGAGCAGGTCAAGAATTGATTATGTTTCAAGAAAGAAATATGTTTAACTTACTTAAATATATGAAGTATTTGGTAGACACCTTGAGAAAAAATAATATTGTATGGGGAGTTGGTAGAGGTAGTAGCGTTGCAAGTTTTGTATTATTTTTGATCGGGATCCATAAAATTAATTCTTTATATTATGATTTGTCAATAGATGAGTTTTTAAAATAATATAAATACCAAAACTACTATTAAATTTTTTACAAGGAGATTGTTATGTCAAAATATAGAAGTGCATTAGGAAAAACAGTTGACATGGGCGCTCTAATTGCCAAAAATGAAAAGACATTGGCAGTGGGCAACATGAAGGTCAACGCTAGGGGTGACACCGTAGATTCACATGGCAGAATAGTCAAATCTGTTAATGAAAAAGTAAATGAAATGTACGGTAAAAC